TCTCAACGTACTCATCGCGACCTTCGTCCTCCGATTCGCGTGGAACCGTTCCCTAGTGCCCCACGTCACTGTTCTCAAGCCCCTCAAGTCTATGCTTGATGCTTTCATCCTCGCCCTTTCCCTGAATGTTGTGCGGGGTCTTTAAATTTCACTGTACCCCACGGTCTTTTCACCATTGGGGTGAATGAGGGTTGGAAAGGCTTCCATACCTGAGCATCCCTCCTTCTCACAGTCAACAAATTTGAATGGCTTTCCATTCTTTTCCATGTACTCCAACTGCTTACGAGTCCAACCACAACCCATGGTCCCGTAAACAGTCCACTCCTCACCGTTCGATGCGGCCGCTTTGACACTGGGTTTACCAGTCTGAGATAGAATGTAAAGATTAACGAGGATGAGAATAGCTAGAAGCCACATAGTTTTATTATACCTCAATATTATAAATGTCATTAACTGTATTTACCGTCGGAAATAGAAATGTCACACTCAAATACACCAGAAAAATGCCTCGTGGTGAAGTTGAACGGATGAAGTCATTTGTTACAAAGAGTGGTATGAAGCTTGTCAAGACTCCAAAGTTTAAGATACTCTCTATGATTGATGAGGGTACTAAACGAATTTTTAAGATCGTACTTTGAGTTTCCTCATGAGATTAGCTAGAGTGATATTGTTATTATTCACAGCACGAGCAGCCATGTTTTTAGCAAGCGCCTTTTCGTACCAACCCTTTGTTTTGTATATGCGTTCTTTACCCCTTACGTTTATGAATTTGTACACTGGAGTTTTGACTCCCTCTTCAATTTTTTTAACTTGATTCTTAACCGAAGGTTTCCTTTTCATAACTATACCGGGTCGTCTCATTGGAACTTTCTTTTTTTCCGCAGCCTCGGCTAGAATTCTCTTAGCTCTCTCAATCGCTGTTTCACCTGGAACAACTTTAGGCCTAGGAGCAACTACTACACGTGGAGCGAAGTTCTTTTTGGTCTTGGTGACAGCGTTGATAATCTTCTTAGCTACATCCTCCTTCTTACCAGTTAAGAATGGGTGACTCAAAATATCTTCAAATGTGGGCAACTCCTTGTGCTTCACAAGACGAAGTCGCATACTTGATACATAAGAACCGTCTCTCACGAGATAATTATTTGGATACTTGAATAAATTCCGAATAAATTCTCTGATAACTTTACTATGTGTGTACGTCTGGACAATGTTGAGGAAATAATGTGCGTCATACATTGGGTGAGACTTTCTAGAAATACCAGACGTTAAGAAATCGCCACTGTTTACATCCGGATTATTGATACCTTTCATAACCGATAAACCGAAATCAATCATGATTGGTTTACCACTCTTCGTAATCATAATATTATTCCAGTGAAGATCGTGATGCCTAAACTCGGGGTATTTTTGATGTATCTTATACAAGTTGGAAATAACCCGACGAATGACAGACTTATATTCGGCAATACCGGGATTACTTCTTATCCACTTCTCGAGGGTGACACCATCAATATATTCAAAATAGAGAACATCACGGTTATCACATGTTTTAAAATGGTACATACGAGGAACACCCATACCCTTCAACTTTTCGGCGATACGATATTCCATTTTGGCACTTGGTTCAGATGTAAACTTTATCGCAACCTTTGTCTTACATTTGTCGTCAAGACATCCGTAGTAAACTGCACCATACTCACCCTGTCCAAGCTTTAAAATACGACCCTTCTCAATCATGGTTAGACTGTTCATCCGAGGAGCGTACATTTGGGATTTTGGATCACACCCCTTAGCACCCCTGAGTAATTTCTTAACTTCCACACCCACCGCATTACGCTGTTCATTTGTTTTTGCGTTATTGGCAATGTTAACAATTGTAGATAACTTGACCATCCTTATTACAATCTAAGAAAAATTATCCTGATACCAACTATAAACTTCATTATCTTCTACACCAAACTCCCTCTCAATTTCCATCATAATTTGCTCGGGTTCTACATGAGACTTGACATATTCCAATATGCCAGTATTTTGACTACAAACTGCACCACACATAGTTGGAAACGCGAATACATCCATCCATTTAGAAGAACCTAAGGCAGTCTCACATGTATTTTTGAAAAGTTCAAACATTGCAAGACCAAAATTGTGATTATCATGCATGGCCATCCAAAAAGTCAAGTAATTCTCTGGTTCATCTACGTGATTACAAATCATCTCATTAGCGTGTTCAAGTAACATATATTCTCTAGAACGAAGAGAGTCAAAGTCTGCATTTTTTACAAATTGTAGGATAGACATGTTTAATTGTAAAATACGAACATCATAACTAACTTAGGTTAGTAAGTTACTTATGGTGGTCATTTGACCGGTTATTTTTATATATTTACTCTTCGTCAACCTCATCGTCTTCCTCATCGTCATCAAGTACAGTATCATCGGCATCTGGGAGATCAACACCCTGAAAGGCGAAGGAAGGGAGTTTGGTAGACTGCTCAAGGAGAGTCTGCTGAAGGCGAATGGTCACACCGAACTTGTTATCAATGAACCAAATAGAACTGATATCAACGATAGCCATAACCTTCTGCCCCTTCTCGATAGTGTCTAGGGTAACTGGCTCCTTGCGTACATTATAGGCCTCTGGAACGAAGGAACCATCGGGCTTAGTAGCAATCTTGAGCTTTAGGGTAGAGGGATAAGGTTCCTTACCTGGTCGGACAATAGGCTTGTAGAGAGCCTCGCGGAGAACCGCGACATTGAACTCCTTACCGAGCCACTCCTTAGAGTTCTCAGCTACAGTGTTCACGATAAGCTCGTCAAGCTCCTTGAGACTGTCATGGAGTTCCATAGCCTCCGTATTATCAGTGTCAAAAGACAGGTCAAGGGAGTAAGTCGTGCGACCAGTACCCTCGTCGGTAAACGCACTCAGACCATATGGGGAGCGCATGAAGGGAAGCTGAAGGTAAAGCTTTTTGTTGTCGCCAGCGTTGAGGTAGACGGTCTTACCGCCATTCTTGTTCTTACGAAGTTTCGAGAAGCCAACAGACTTGGCAGAGAAATCGGAGGATCGTTGGATAGTGAGCGACATTGTGTAGTGGGTATTATACATCTATTAGGTGGTTTAGCTTTAAGCGTCTTTTTCTGTGATATCATAAGTAAGTTCATATGAAAATGGTGTACTATTATTGCCGGCATTGCTAGTGTTTTTAAAAACCTCTACGCCATTTTCCATAATTTTAAAACCGGGTGTGTATCTAGGTCTCACAAATTCTAACTTAAATTCCGATACTTTGGTTTGAGATGACACAGTCATTAGCTTTGTACCAACGGGGGTATCACTCTTTTTCCACTTAGTCCATGTTATGTCGTTATCATCATCTCGTTGCTCTGGTTCGTCGTCAACTGCACCATAGACATCCCCTTCACAATCATAACCACCAGCTTGAGAACCACATTTAATTTCCGGTTCTACATGAATTTCAACCTGATTTGCACCAACACGTAACCCATCCATTTTTATACTGGATAAATGTATTCCATGTATTGAGTGTTGATTTTCGTGTTCCACGATAAAATCGTAAACATAAGATTGTAGTGGTGATGGCCCTAAACTTTCTTGATTATTCGTCATGACAGACGCAAATACTCCAATGCCAGAGGATATTACACATGCAAGAATCACATAAGGTGTGTATTTCGCATCCATTATTTAAAATGAACAGATATTTTTTTGTTGGTCTAATTTAAATATAATCATGGGTCTTTTTAAAGATTGTGGCTGTGGCTGTAATGGTAAGAAACAGGAGGAGAAGTTCATCATCTCGGTGATCTCCGGCCTAACTTTTTTTGTTATCGCTAACCCCGAGACATTCCGACTTGTCAGGCGAGTCTTAGGTCCAGGTATCGCGACCCCAACTGGTTGCCCCTCTACTACGGGCCTTCTTGTGCATTCCGTTGTATTCATCCTGGTTGTTTGGGCCATGATGAACGTCAGAAAGGAAAATACACCCCTCATAAAGAAAGGTACCGATTGTGGTTGTGATAACAAAAAGGAGATTACCAAACCTGTGAGGCAGGCTGATGTTGTCATGAAGCCCGGTATGGTGGATGAACCATTCGTTGATACCGGTCTTCAACTCGGTTCTATGGACTTGGGTGAACCAATTTCTATGTAAACTCATACATTTTCCAGTCAATTTGGATAAATTGATAGTAAAATGGTATTAAAATTCTTCATCAAACCCAATCTCATCCGAGGTGTCATCCATCTTCCCGTAGTCACCCACCCTCTTCTCGAAGAAGTTCGTCTTTCCATCTAAGCTGATATTCTCCATGAAATCAAAAGGATTCTTAGAGTTCCAAATTGGGGGCTGACCAATTTGTTTTAGGAGCCGATCAGATACATACTCGATATATTCAGACATCTTCTCGGAGTTCATACCTATGAGATTACAGGGGAGAGCATCCAGGATGAAACCCTTTTCAATCTCAACAGCCTCTTTCACTATAGAATGAATAGTATCAGTCGTTGGTTTATTACGTAGCAACTTGAAAAGTTCTACAGCAAACTCTTGATGAAGTCCTTCATCCCTAGAGATGAGTTCATTAGAAAAACAGAGACCAGGCATGAGACCCCTCTTTTTCAACCAGTAAATAGCACAGAATGAACCACTGAAGAAGATACCTTCAACACATGCAAATGCAAATAGACGTTCGGCAAATGAACGGGACTTTGTATCGAACCACTTCATCGCCCAATTTGCTTTCTTTTCGATGCACGGAACAGTTTGAATAGCCTCAAAGAGTTGTTTCTTCTCAGATCCATCTTTGATATACTTATCAATGAGTTTAGAATAGGTTTCACCGTGTACCATCTCATTATGACATTGGTACGCATAAAAAGAACGAGCTTCAGAGATTTGCACCTCATCAGCAAAATTGTTATTGATATTTTCAAAAACAATTCCATCGGAACCAGCAAAGAATGCCAGGATATACTTTATGAATTTCTTTTCGTTATCATTTAGGGTTTTCCAATCATCCAAGTCCTTTGAGAGATCTACTTCTTCCGCCGTCCAATTACTCATTTGGGCTTTCTTATAAAGATCCCATAGCTGAGGATATTTCAAGGGGAATACAGTAAATCTGTTCAGGGTAGAGGCGAGAATTGGTTCATATTCATCTTCTACATAGTCTTGAAATTCAAAGTAGTTTCCGACGTGACGTCCGTCAATAAATATTTGAGGGTAGGTTGTTACAGTACCACCACACAACTTTTTTAGTTCCTCTTTGTCCACCATGATCTTCTCATGATCAAAACCTTCGGATTCACACAGGGTCTTCGCGTGGTCGCAATACTGACATCCTTCCTTCGAATAAATAACAACTTTCATCTGTAGTATTATCCTTGATAATTTTTTGCCTGAAAACTCTAAGCATGATTGTGCCCTCAGAAATAATTCAAGATGATATAGTCAAAGTATTAGTAAACGAAGATGACCTAGAAGATGAAATGTTGGCTGTCGTTGGAATGAACACTGGCCTGACCCTTGGTGTAAAATATCTCAACCCCACAGAACTTATTTATAAATCTGCATGTGTATATGAATTAGAAGATGGTGATTTAAACCCCGCACCTTACGAGAGTCTGATGGAACACTACCCAAGTGGAACAACTTTTGAAGATTTAGATATGAAGTCTCTCGGTAACGGAATGTTTGCATACCTTTCTGAAATTGACATAGAAGACTCTGATTCTGAGATCTATAATGACAACGAAACTGACTCTGAGATGGACGACTTTATTGTCCCTGATACAGAGATTGACGGGGAAATTATACCACCCCCAAACCATGCATCTATTGACAGAGAATGGAATGAATGGACACCAACTTCTCCAGGAGCTAGAAGTTTTAAAGAAACAGTTGATGCAATTGAGACTATGGCCAGGATAAATGCAGATAACCTAAGTTTCAACGCGTAATTCTAAAAACTAAAAAAGATAGCCCTCATTTATACCAAAATGCTGGCAGCTATATGGTCTGAATTAGACCAATTATTACCAAAAAAAACCGAAGAAAAGCCAGTGAATAGAAATTTTTGTCGTGAGTGTTCAGGTGTGAAGGTTATTTCACCAGAGGGTCTTCCAACGTGTTCAGAATGTGGTCTCGTTGAAGACAACTTTGTTGATGATACAGCGGAGTGGACAAGTGGTGTCACAGATGATGGTCGTGTGAATGACCCATCTCGTTGTGGAATTCCTAACGCGAGCCCTGAACTGTTTTCGCAAAATTGGGGAAAGGGTACGATTATTTCTACTCAACGCTCTTCTACATATGAAAACAAGAGGATGGCAAAGATAAACTTTCACATGTCAATGAATCATAAAGATAGATCTCTATTTCACGCTTATCAAGACATCGATGAAGCATGTAACACTTTACCCGAAACAGTACTCAGAGATGCTAAGATGATGTACAGAAAGTTCAACGATGGGAAGTTGACCCGTGGTGCTGTGAGACTTGGAATCAAAGCGAACTGTGTTTTATATGCGTGTAGACTTGCTAAAGTTTCTAGAACGACAAGGGAAATTGCAGATATGTTTGGGATACAACCCAAAGATGTCAGTCGTACGACTCAAATATTCAAAGATACCATCATGGGTATCACAGAAAAGAATTATGTCACAAAGGCTCATGATGTAATGCAAAGGCTTCTAAATTCATTTGAGATTACACGGGAACAGAGATTGAGATGTAACAAAATGTGTAACGCGACAGATGACTGTGTGGAATTGATGAGTAAAACACCCAATAGTATTGCATCTGCGATTATCTATATTGTCCTCAGTCCAGATGTGACAAAAGCACATGTATGTGACAAATGTTCGGTGTCTGTACCTACATTGAATAAGATTGAAATGATTATAAAAAAACACTTAGAGGTTAAAGGTCTTATACAGTAAATGAAATTGTTCCTCTCCACACCATGCTACGGTGGTCTATGTTTAGAGAAGTATATGTCTAGTGTTATTAAACTTCAACTGCTACTTGCAAAAGAGAGAATTCAACTTTTTCTTGATACAACTGAAAATGAATCCCTAGTTCATCGTGCACGGAATGTAGCGGTTGGTCGCTTTATGCAAAAGACTGATTGTGACTATTTCATGTTTATTGATGCTGATGTAGATTTTGAAGCCGAATCTGTTCTTCGTCTTCTACGTTCAGGTCATGATATTAGTGTTGCGTGTTATCCCAAGAAGGTTGTTATGTGGGATCAAGCTGCTAAGGCTGTTAGTGATGGTGATGAACGGAACATGGCTATGCTTTCATCGAGTTTAGTGATAAACTTTGGTGCACAACGAATTGCAGTTGAAAATGGATTCATCCCTATTTTAGATGGACCCACGGGATTCATGTGTATTAAGAGAGAAGTTTTCAAAAAACTGGAGGATAAATTCCCTGAACTATGGTGCAAAAATGATCATCAGAATCGCGACTTTGATGATTACCATGCGTGTTTTGACTGTATGATTGATCCAAAAACAAAGAGATACCTCTCAGAGGATTATGCATTTTGTAGACGTTGGCAACAATGTGATGGCAAGATTTATGCGGATATCAATACAACTCTGGGTCATGTGGGAAATCTACCTTTCAGTGGATGTCTCAATGATAGGCTTAAGGCTTAGATACAAAATACTTGTAATATGAAGTTTTGTACAATTATTGTGACTCGTTCAAAGTCATGTTCCGTCAAAACACTTCACACTATTTTGAAAATGAATATGATGTGCATTCAAAATAATGTTCAGAATGAAATTCTATACGTGAATGATGACCCATTTCAAAAGATTGAAATGATTAAGAAAAGTCTCCCTAGATGTGATCGGCTTTTTTTTATTGATTTTGGAATTAATGTAGATGATGAGTCGCTTAAACAACTTTTCAACCCCCACGATGGTATGGGTGTACTCGTGTTTCCGGGAGTGAATGATGGAATTGATTGGGGTCTCTTCAGACATAAAGTACAGGAAGGTTCTAAAGAACCAGTATCACAGATGGGTCTCAGCTTTGACACTGAAGTTGGTCAAAAAGCTTCTCGTGATATTTACAAAGTGAATAAGACTAATGCTCGAGCGTGGGTCATGTTTTCTAAGAATCTTCTTAAGAAGTGTGATAAGTTTACAGCTTCCAATATGTTCGATACTATGATGCAACAAGGTGTCAAAATATTTGCATTTACAGCATCTAAGTTAACCATGACCTATACACATGAATGTATAAGCAACATCTTGAATGCTGCTGGAATTAAACGAAATTAAAGTTTAAAATAATATAAAATATATGTCGTCATCACTTCGTGAACATGTTGTAAATTTCATCCATCATGTTTGGGGAAGCAAGGATTATTTTCCAGGTCCGCAACCTATATCAATCGAACGTAAACACTTCCCGATATTGAAAGGTGCTGAGTATGTTGTATGTGAAAAGACGGATGGTGAGAGGCATATGATGGTTGCCACTACATTTGAAGGTAAACCAAAATGTCTGTTTGTGAATAGAGCTTTTGATATGTTTGAGGTTAAGATAAACCTTAATAAAAAAGCTTATGAAGGTACTATATTAGATGGAGAACTGTACGACGATATTTTGATGGTATACGATGCAATTCTCGTTAATGGTGTAGTAGTAGGACACCTCAATTTAGACGACAGACTCGCATCAGCTGAAGAAATGATGAAGTTTATCATCTATATGAAATATGACAAACATCGTCTAAAAATGAAAACTTTTCATATGATGAAAGATTTTGAATTTTTCATGGATAAATATCTCCCTACAGTCCAACAAAAAATTGATGGTCTCGTGTTCACACCTATGAATGAACCCATCCGTATTGGAACACATGAGACTATGTTTAAATGGAAACCTTTGGAGAAGAATACCGTTGACTTCCTCATGAAGAGGGAACCTTCACGAGAAACCCCTGGGTTTAAAGCTGGCGCATCAGCTTGGAGGTTGTATATACAGGAAAAGGGGAAGTTAATTTTTGAATCAGAACTCCCATTCAATAGGATGGAAGACGAACCATGGTTTGAAGATGGAGCCATCGTAGAGTGTAAATATATCACATGGGAGGAACCAATGTGGTGGAAACCTCTAAAGAGAAGGAGAGATAAGACACACCCCAATAACCGTCGTACCTTCTATAGGACTATTGTGAACATTAAGGAGGATATTAAGATGAAGGAGTTTTTAGATTGCGCGTGAATTAATTCTTCTTAAATAACAAGACATGAGTTCTAAGAATTTACCATATATTCTTTTACTTTTACTCTGTTTATCATCCTCGTCGGGGAGTGCTTTACTTGCTTACTTGTGGTCTACCGGTGGAGATGGAGGAGAAGGTGATGCCAGTGGAGAAGGAGGAGAAGATGATGCCAGTGTTCCCTGTCAGGGTAGTTG